GCCGACGCCTGCTCCTGTGGTGACGGTGTCATTTATCGGGCCAGCAATTTTGTACTTACAGGGATCAAGGAGAATTTCAATCTGGCTGTGCTGCCTGACGGCACTCGCATTCACAGAATGACGCTGGAAGGCAATCCATCCAGCCCTCGGAAAGAGCTTGGCGGCAGGACGTATTTTGATGTGACAGGCGGGAAGTATGATTTTCGGTCATATGTTCGGGTGGCTGGGGCTACTGTTTTATCGGGATTTCAATTGCGGTATCTTTATTTTTTAGATAAAAGAAAACGAAAGGATTTGACAGTTCCGGTTATTCCCTTTTCAAAAATTGACGAATTAGGAGCCGGGATGTATAAAGGTGAAAAGATAACGGTGGCTGAGAGGCATATAAGTACTCATGTCACAGAAAATACGGGTTGATCATCATGACGAAAATTCCACAACTAGCGCAGCGATTCATGGCCCCCGGTTCCCACTACGACAGCGCGAAGGCCGACTTTGCTGTGTCTTTTATCGAAACCCTGAAGCACACCAAAGGCGAATGGTACGGACAGCCTTTCATCCTGCTGCCCTGGCAGCGGGAAATCATACAGACGGTGTTTGGCGTAATCAAGCCAAACGGCTTCCGGCAGTTCAAAACGTGCTATGTCGAGATTGGGAAGAAGAATGGTAAGACCGCACTGGCCGCCGCCGTAGTGCTGCTTCTGCTGGTGGCTGACGGTGAGCCCGGCGCGGAGATTTATTCCTGCGCCGCTGACCGCGCCCAGGCTACCTACATCTACCGGGACGCGGCGGCCATGGTGGTCCAGTGCCCGGCCCTCGCCAAGCGGCTGAAAATCCTGGAATCGACGAAGCGGATCATCTTCCCGGCCACAGGCAGTTTCTACCAGGTGCTCTCTTCCGAAGCATACACCAAACACGGGCTGAACCCTCACGCCGTGCTGTTTGACGAGACACACGTGGCCGACCGGGAGATGTTCCGCGTTATGACCCACGGCTCCTCCGACGCCCGCTGTCAGCCGCTCCACCTGTTCATCACCACTGCCGGGAACGACACACAGAGCATCGGTTACGAACTGCACCAAAAGGCGCTGGACATCCGTGACGGCAGAAAAGCTGATCCAACCTTCTTGCCGGTGATCTATGCGGCGGATGAAAGCGACGACTGGACTGATCCCAAGACCTGGGCCAAGGCAAACCCGTCCATGGGCGTCACATTCCCGGAGGAAAACATCCGTCTGGCCTGTGAGAGCGCCCGGCAGACTTCAAACGAGGAGAACAGCTTCCGGCAGCTGCGCCTGTGCCAATGGGTGAAGCAGTCGGTGCGTTGGATGCCTATGGAGAAGTGGGACGCATGTGACTGGCCGGTGTACCCGGATGCTCTGGTGGGTCGCGTGTGTTACGGAGGTCTTGATTTATCCTGGACCACTGATATTACGGCCTTTGTGCTGGTATTCCCGCCTGAGGATGAGCCGGAGGGTAAATACGAGATACTGCCATTTTTTTGGATCGCGGAGGACAACATCGACTTGCGCGTGCGCCGTGATCACGTCAAGTATGATATATGGGCGCGGCAGAAGTTTCTGCGTACCACCGAGGGAAATGTAATCCATTATGCTTTTGTGGAGAGATGCATTGAAGAGCTCGGCGAGAAGTATAACATCAGGGAGATCGCCTTTGACCGCTGGCAAGCGGTCCAGATGGTGCAAAACCTGGAGGGCATGGGTTTCACCGTTGTGCCGTTTGGGCAGGGCTTCAAAGATATGTCGCCGCCGACAAAAGAGCTCATGCGTTTGGTGCTGGAAGGCAAGATCGCCCACGGCGGCCACCCCGTGCTGCGTTGGATGGCGAATAACATCCATGTCAAAACGGACGCGGCGGGTAACGAGAAACCTGACAAAGAGAAATCCGGTGAAAAAATTGACGGCATTGTGGCGACGATCATGGCCCTGGACAGGGCTATCCGGCAAGGCGGCGGGCCTGTGAGTAAGGGCGTCTACGAAGAAGACAGGGGCCTGCTGGTGCTATAGTTGAAAATGGTTAGCCGCCTCGTCTGGGGCGGCTTTGTTATGTCAAGAAACGGAGTCATACCTATGAGCATATTTTCACGCCTGTTCCGCTCCCGTGACAAGCCGTCAAACCGCGTCGGCGCGGGTTTTTATTTCCCGTTCGGCGGCACGCCGGCGGGCAAAGCGGTCAACGAGCGGACGGCCATGCAAACTACGGCGGTTTACGCCTGCGTGCGTATTCTGGCCGAAACCCTGGCCGCGCTGCCGCTGCATGTCTACCATTACAAGCCGGACGGGGGCAAGGAGCGCCTTCCCAGTCACCCGCTGTATCGGCTGCTGCATGACGAGCCCAATCCGGAGATGAGCAGTTTTGTCTTCCGGGAAACACTCATGGTTCACTTGCTCCTGTGGGGCAACGCGTTTGCCCAGATCATACGCGACGGCAGGGGCCGCGTATTGGCGCTGTATCCGCTGCTGCCTAGCCGGATGGACGTGGAAAGGAATAAGGCCGGTGCGCTTACGTACACATACAACCGTGAGTATGGCGACAAGGGCGGCGCGGGTTCCGTCACCCTGCGGCGCGAAGATGTGCTGCACATCCCCGGCCTCGGCTTTGACGGCCTGATCGGTTACAGTCCTATCGCCATGGCGAGGAACGCTGTCGGGATGAGCATTGCCGCCGAGGAGTACGGATCGCGGTTTTTCTCCGGCGGGGCCAACCCGGGCGGCGTGTTGACATACGACGGCACGGTGAATAACCCGGACAAAATACGCGATTCGTGGCAAAGCGGTTTCGGCGGTTCCGGGAACGCTCATAAGATTGCCGTGCTGGAAGGCGGCATGAAATATCAGCAAATCGGGATACCGCCCGAGCAGGCCCAATTCCTGGCGACCCGGAAGTTTCAGCTCAACGAGATCGCGCGGATATTCCGGATACCGCCGCACATGATCGGTGACTTGGACAAGTCAAGTTTCTCGAATATTGAACACCAGTCTCTAGAATTTGTCAAATATGCACTAGATCCCTGGGTAGTCCGCTGGGAACAGGCGCTTCAACAGGCATTATTGCTTCCGGGCGAGAAGGCTGAACTGTTCATTAACTTCAACCTGGATGGGTTGCTGCGCGGGGCCTACGCGGATCGGATGCGGGGGTATCAAATCGCGCTTCAGAACGGGCTTATGACGCCCAATGAGTGCCGGAGCCTGGAAAATTTGGATGCTGTCCCTGAGGGCGATATACTTATGGTCAACGGGAACATGCAAAAGCTCAAAGACGTGGGCGTTTTCTACAACAAGCCGACAACGGCGGAAAGGATGATAAAAATTGCGCAAATTTTGGAATTGGATACGCGATGAAATTACAGGTGATCGTGCTCTCTATCTCAGCGGACCCATCGCCGAAGAAACCTGGTGGGGTAATGAGGCGACGCCGGCGGCGTTCAAAGCGGATTTGCTGGAAGACGCAGGCCCGGTGACGGTTTGGATCAACAGCCCAGGCGGGGACGTGTTCGCGGCGGCGACTATATATTCTATGCTTAAAGAGTATCCCGGCAGGGTGACGGTCAAGATCGACGCCCTGGCGGCGTCGGCGGCCAGCGTGGTGGCCATGGCCGGGGATGAAGTGCTCATGTCGCCGCTGGCGTTTATAGTCATCCACAACCCGGAAACCATAGCCGCCGGTGACACTGAAATCATGCGCCGGGCGCAGCGCCAGCTGGATGAGGTCAAAGAGGCCATTATCAACGCGTATGAGGCAAAAACAGGTATCCGGCGCGCGCAATTGGGCCATATGATGAATGCTGAATCTTGGATCCCCGCGCATAAGGCTGTGGATCTGGGCTTCGCGGACGGCCTTTTGTATGCGGACAGCATCGGCCCGGAGAAAATAGGTGACAGCATGATGTTCTCGCCTGCCGCAATCACAAATTCTATGCTCGAGAAAATTAAAAGCCAGATACCGCCCAAAACAGGAACCCCGATTGAGTCGCTTTATAAGCGGCTCAATCTTTTATCACACTAAAATACGGAGGGAAAATTGATTATGAACACATTGGAACTGCGCGAGAAGCGCGCAAAGGCGTGGGACGCCGCCAAAGCGTTCCTGGACAGCAAGCGCGGCGAGGACGGTCTCGTATCCGCCGAGGACACCGCGGTCTATGACAAGATGGAGGCCGATGTGGCGGCCCTGGGCAAGGAGATTGACAGGCTGGAACGTCAGGCCGCCATTGAAAACGAACTGAACAAGCCCACGGCGGCGCCCATCCGCAACGCGCCGGAGCTGTCACGGATGGACGCCAAGATCGGCCGCGCCAGCAATGAGTACCGGCAGGACTTCTTTGCCGCCATGCGGGGCAGGCCAGTGTCCAATGTTCTGCAGACAGGCGTGGACGAGGACGGCGGGTACCTGGTGCCTGAGGAATTCGAGAACACAATCGTCCAGGGCCTGGACGAGGCCAATGTGGTACGTACGTTGGCCAAAACTATCACAACCGCAAGCGACAGAAAGATTCCGGTGGCGGTTGATTCGTCAGTGGCCCAATGGACGCCGGAAAACGGTACTATCGCGGAAAGCCAGCCGTCTTTTGCTCAGAAAACCCTCACCGCGTATAAGTTGGCGGTGGCAAGCCGCGTGAGCAATGAACTGCTGCAGGACAGCATGTTCAACCTCGAGCAGTACTTGTCCGCCGACTTCGCGCGGGCCCTGGGCGTAGCTGAAGAAGAGGCTTTCTGCGTGGGCGACGGGAATGGGCAGCCGACCGGTATTTTCCATGAGACCGACGGCGGGCAGATCGGCCATACGGCGGCCAAAGCAACGGAAATCAGCTTTGACGACGTCATCACCCTGATCTATGGCTTGAAAAGCCCATACCGGCGCAACGCGGCCTTCCTGATCAATGACGCGACAATTGCCGGCCTGCGCAAGCTCAAAGACGCCACCGGTTTGTACCTGTGGCAGCCGTCACCCCAACAGGGTCAGCCGGACAGGCTGTTCGGATACCCGCTGTACATGTCGCCCTACGTCCCGCGGATCGCGGCCGACGCGCTTGTGCTGGCGTTCGGCGACTTCAACTACTACTGGATTGCCGACCGGGCCGGCCGCACTATGCAAAGGCTTATTGAACTGTATGCCATGACCGGCCAGGTGGGTTTCCTGGCCACTGAACGGGTGGACGGCAAAGTGATTCTGCCCGAGGGTATAAAGCTGCTGCAGATGGGCTCATAAGGCCCATACGGTTTGTGTGGAAGGGAGGCCGCGGCGCGGTGATTGAGGAAATTCTTCTCGAAAAGGTCAAGGCGAACCTAATTCTTATCCACGCGGAAGACGATGAGATGCTGCTCGGGTTTATCCGCGCCGCCGTCTCCTATGCCGAAGGGTATCAGCACAAACCGGGCGGGTTTTATACGCGGATAAAGCGAGGGAAACCAATCAACCCCATGATTCCGGCCACCGAACAGGCGGTGATTATACTGGCCAGCCATTTCTATGAGAGCCGCGACGGCTCTACCGCCGGTTTCTTTGCCGACAACGCGCCGGCCGCGCAAGGCGTGTGGCTGGCGGTTCACCGGCTGCTGAATGTGGATAAGGATTGGTCGGTGTGACGATGAGCTGGGGTAAAATGAACGCTTTTATCGACATCATTGAAATCAAGCCGGTCAGGGACGCGGACGGCATCGCCGTTACGGAAGATATTATCGTCGCCAGCGTCCGGGCCTATAGGGAAGACCGGCACGGCGGCGTGCGGTGGGCCAACATGGCCCCGTTTGCGGACGCGTCCGCGCTGTTCCGGTTCCGCATGATCCCGGGGCTGGAGGTGACAACAGCTCATGTTATCGTCTGCGCCGCCGGGCGGTACCGCCTTCTGAGCGTGGAGGACGTCCGCGGCCGCGGCATGTACATAGAAGTTCTGGCGTCTAAAATTGAACCCACGGTGAGGTGAACGCGATGGCGACGGCGCAGGTGAGCCTGGGTGAGGACTTCACCTTGCGGATTGACAGTTTGAGCGCCCAATTTGACGGTATCGCTAAGCAGGCGATAGAAGCCGGCGGCAAGGTTGCGCTCGCGGCCGTCAAGTCTCATTTATCCGGGGCGATAGGACAAACCGGTGATTCCAGATCGACAGGCGAATTGCTGGGTTCCCTTGGGCTTACACCGGTCAAACGGGATAAGGACGGGCGCCTAAACGCGAAAGTTGGTTTCAATGAACCGCGCAGGAAACAGTATGCCGCAAGGAAACGTACCAAGTCGGGAAAACCGTCCAGAAAGTACTACACGCTCACAAACGCCATGATCGCCAACGTGTTGGAATATGGAAAGCATGGGCAGCCAGGGACACGTTTCCTGAAAAAGGCATATATCACATCGCGGGGCGCCGTGACAGACGCTATGCGGGCCAAATTGGAGGAGGGGATGTCGTGAATCTTCTCGCCGAATTAAACGCCCTGCTGATTGATCTGGGCATACCGGTGGAGACCGGGGTGTTCTCCGGTCCGGTTCCGGATGAATATACGGTTATTACGCCGCTGGCTGACACATTTGACCTATACGCGGACGACCGTCCTGAATATGACATTCAGGAGGCCGGTGTGTCGCTGTTTTCCAAGGGCAATTACAACACGCGCAAAAACCAGATTGTCCGGGCGCTGCTGAATCATGGGTTTACGGTTACCGCCCGGCGATACGTCGGATATGAAAACGATACACAATATCATAGCTACGTCATTGATGTGGCAAAACAGTACTATTTTGAGGAGGATATGTAACAATGGCAAGTTTTGGAGCAAAATATCCGAAGTTCGCGCCCATCAAAGGGGATACGGACGCGACTGTCCTGGAGTACGATGAGGCAGTCACCATTGGCGGCCTGATCAAGGCCGATTTGACCGTGCAGTTTGCTTCCGGCGAGCTGTACTATGACGACATGCTCGGCGAGAAGGTGGAGGAGTTCGTGTCGGCCGGCATAGCGATGGAAACCGACGACATGGTGGATGACGTGGCACACGTGGTGTATGGCGCAGACGTGGATGACGGCGAAGTTACATATAAAGCGGGAGACGATCCGCCGCCCGGCGGGTTGGGCTATTACAAAGTGCTCATGCGAAATAAAGTGAAGTACTATAAAGGGTATTTTTATCCGTTAGTCAAAGCGGCGTTGGGCAATGATACCGCGCAGACAAAGACAAGTAGTATTACATTCGGAACAACGCAGACCACCTTTACTGTGTTTGCTCACGCCGGTCAGGATTGGCGTATTACCAAAGAGTTCTCCGATGAGGAGGCCTGCGGGGATTGGGTGGACGAGAAGCTGGGCAAGACATAAGGAAGTGGGGCAGGCACAATGAAAATGGCCAAGGTCACGGCGGACGGCCGTGAGTTATTTCTGCACTTCAACGGGGAGGCGCTGTTTTCTGTCCGGGATGCCTTCGGCGGCGCGGAACAGATGCTGGAGCGGATTCGGCAAGACACGCGCGAGGGTATGGCGGACACATACGCGGCGGCGGCGCTTTTGGCCGAGCAGGGGGAATTGTCACGCCGGGCGGCCGGCTATGACGCGGAACCCATAACTGCCGCCGAATGGCTGTCTCACGCGGCTACGCCCAATGATCTGCTGGCGCTCAAATTGGCGGTGATGCGGGCAGTGGAACTTGGATTCGGCCGGGAGGTCGTATCAGAAAACGATGAAATCGACCTTGGGCTTCAGGAATTGGGGCGTAAAAAAAAAGCATGATCACACGGGCCGGGTATCTCAGACTGGGGCTCATGGCCGGTTTGACGGCGCGGGAGACTATGTCCGAGACACCCGGCCTGGTGTATGATCTGCTGGAACAGGTAAAGATTGAGCGCGGGATTCATGACGCGGATGTGGACTGAGATAAAGGAGAATTCCCCATGGCCGACGGTTTTGGACTGAAAGTATTCCTGGATGGCGAGAAGGAATTTAAAAGTGCTCTCGCTGACATCAACGCTGAGCTGAAAAACGCCGGTTCCGCGCTGGAATTGACACAGAGCCAATTTCAAAACAGCGCTAACACATATGACGCGCTGACCGCAAAGGGAACGGCGCTGAGCAACGTTCTGGCCTCGCAGCAGAGCAAACTAATAATGTTGAGCGACGCGCTGCAAAACGCCAGGGACGCGCAAGGCCGGTTTGCCGAATCGGCGGAAGCTGCCAGGACAAATATTGCCAACACTGAGCGGCAGCTGGAAGCCCTCAAAGGCCAGACAGGGAATACATCCAAAGAGCAGGAAGACCTCAACAAACAGCTGGTTCAGTACAAAATTGAACTGGAAGACGCCGAAAAGGGTATTTCGAGGGCCGAACGCAGCGAAAACCAATGGCAGACACAGATCAACAAGACGCAGATTGAAGTCAACAATTTAGGCGCCGAGATTGAGAAAAACAACCAATATATGGACGAGGCCAGGCAAAGCTCCGACGGCTGCGCGACGTCCATTGACAAATTCGGCAAGGAGGCCAAGCAGGCCGCCGCCGAGGTAAAAACCGCCGGCGAGGATATGAAAAGCTTCGCCAATATGTCCAAAAGCGCCTCCGACGCCGTGGGTGCGCTGGCCGGCGCGTTGGCCGCCGCCGGCGTGACGGCGGCCGTCTCCAAGATTACGGATGTCCTGATTGAATGCGTAGAGGCCACCTATGCCATGCAAAACGCCATGGCGAAGCTGTCTATGTATGTGGATGAGGACGTCATGTCTCTGGGCGACTTGCGCGGTGAATTGGGCGCGGTCGGCAATGAGCTGGTCATGAGCACGGCTAAACTGGCTGACGCCGCCGGGCAGGCCATCGCCGCCGGAGTGGACGTGCAGGATGCCAGCGGGTTTGTCAAAGACGCGGGGATGCTGGCCAAGGCCGGGTTCACTGACCTGTCCACCGGCGTGGATATCCTCACCACGGTCATGAACAGCTACAACATGTCGGCTGCCGATTCTGAGCGTGTGGGCTCTATACTGGTCAAGACACAGCAGAAGGGCAAAATCAGTATTGAAGACATGAACAGCAGCCTGGGCAAGGTCATCCCTACGGCGGCGTCTTACGGGGTGAAACTGGAAAATCTGATAACAGCTTATACCGCGATGAGCAGGAACGGCCTCAACGCCAGAACCGCCACCGGCGCGCTCACTTCCGCGCTGGAAGCGCTGAACAAGAGTGGCGGGGCCGTGGAAAAAGTCCTTCTGGAAAAGACGGGTCGGTCTTTCCAGCAGCTCATGGAAGACGGCATGAGCCTGGGCGATGTGATGGGCATCCTTTCCAACAGTGTGGGGAACAGTGAAGCGGCCATGAATGAGCTGTTCGGAAGTGTCTCGGCGGGCCGGGCCGCCTTTTCCATCGTGAATATGGGCGCGGACGAATTCAACGCCACGATGCGGGAAATGGAGGACAGTTCCGGAACGCTGCAAAGCAGTTTCAACACGCTGGCCGAGACGTCGGAAATGGTTATGGCCCGCTACGAGAAGGCCGTAGGAGGGCTCAAGGTTGCCATAGGCAACATTCTCGCGCCGGAACTGGACCGTATCCGCGAGATTGGCACGAGTGCGTTCCAGTGGGTCACAAAATTTGTCAAGGATCACCCGGAACTTGTCAAGGCGATTTCTGTGGTTACCGCAGCGGTGACCGCGCTGGGAATCTCCTTCGCGGTGTTCACGACATTGACAAAAATCCTGCCAGTGGTAACAACACTAATCAAGGATTTTACAGCGGCGTTGAATGCCAACCCATACGTGGCAGCCGCTACGGCAATCATTACCATAGGGACGGCTATCGTTGCCCTTGTCGGCGCGTTTGACAAAGGTAAAACGGCGGCCGATGAGTTTGCCGAGGGGCTGGCAAAAGCGCGGGAAGCGCGCGAGGAAACCGCGCAGGCGGCCAAAAATGAAACCACCAGCGTTATGGATAGCGTGACCGCGCTGGAACGCTTGGCCGCGAAAGAAGAACAAACGGCTGGTGAAAAGCAGACGATCCTCGCGTTAGTAGACGATCTCAACCAAAAAGTGCCGGAGCTCAATCTGAATTATAACGAGATGACCGGCGAATTAAATATGAGTGCCGAGGCGATGCGTGAGTTTGTGAAAGCCGCAATGGAACAGGCTGAAATGCAGACCACGATTGAGAATTATAAGGCCGCCCTGCAAGACCTGTATACTACTGAGCGTGAGCGCAAAAATCTGATGCAGACCATGACCAGCGAGCATCGTTCGGTGGCCGAAGCCATGGAGGAATATTACGAACTACTCAACGAAAAGTATGATAAACACGGACGTATAACTAGTGAACAGTCTCAGCGCCTAAAAGAGCTGGAAAAAGAGATCGGGCCTTATAAAGATTCACTGGATACGCTGAATTTGACGTATACAAATCAGCAGCGTGAAGTGGCAGGCCTCGAAAAAGAAGTAGAAGGTTATGCCGTCAGCTTAGATGAGGCTAAAAAGAAACAAAAGGCGCTTAACGACGAGATGAGCCAGTTTATCACACCCGTCAACAACACTGTTGCCGCGATGGAGGACCTTGCCAAACAGTACGACGATGCCTACGACCGGGCCTATAAATCCATTGACGGGCAATTTAAGCTGTTTGAAAAAATAGAAGCCAAATATGTCGGCTCCGTAGAAGCGGCGGGGAGTGCCGTGGATGACTTTGGCAAGGGCTTGGACAGTCAGATAGAGTTCATGGACAAGTACGAGAAAAATCTCAAAGAAGCTGTTAAACTTGGTGTGGATGAGGGGCTGATCGCGAAGTTGTCAGACGGCTCGATGGAGTCGGCGCAACTTCTGGATACCATCGTTCAAAGCGGCGAGGACAAGATTGGCGAGCTCAATGAAAAATTTGCCAAGGTGGAAGAAGGTAAAGACAAATTCGCCGGCACAGTGGCCGAAGCTGAAACGGGTTTCCGCGCAAAAATGGCGGAAATGGTGGCCGATTTGGAAAAAGCCATGGGCAACATGGATCAGGCCGATAAATGGAAAGCAATTGGCATTTCAAATATTGACGGCCTGATCAATGGCGTGCGCGGCAAAAAACAGGACTATGTTGCCTTGATAAAAGAAGTCGCTCAGGCCGGTACTGACGCTTACCGCAGCACAAATCAGCAGCGCTCACCGTCCAAAGTGATGTATGAGATCGGGCAGTATGACATCCAGGGTCTTATTGATGGCGCGGAGAGCAAGAAAGCCGCCGTGAGTGACGCCTACGCCGGTCTTGCGGTGGCGGCCGTGCAGACCCTCTATGACCGTCAGCGAGAATTGCGGGAAGCGCTTGACAAACTGGAACGCGATGAGATTGCCCGGCAGGATAAAGAAAAGGAGCGCCAATATCTCGAAAGCCTGGCCGAGCTGAATGATAAGCTGAAGAAAGCCAGCAAAAAAGACCGGCAATCCATTTTGGATCAGATCAAAAAGATGGAGGCTGATCACGCCGAGGAACTGCGCAAAAAGAAGCTCAAGGCGCAGGAGGATTCTCTCAAGGCACAGCAGGCGGCGCTTTCCGAGGAGATCAGAGCGCAGGAATCAGCCTACGCCGAGCAGCAGAAGTTATTGGAAGAGGCGCTGGAGAACAAAATCCAGGCCATGAAGGAAAACATTACCCAGCAGCAGGAACAGATCGACGCGATGAATCGGGAGTGGGCGTCGGCGCATGAGGATGTTGCCCGCCGGGAGGAATCATTCCGGGATAAGCTGGCCAGTTACGGGCCCCTGTTTGAGAAGACGCGTCTGGAACTCGGTAAAATTGTTGACGATCAAGGCAGAATTATCACCCAATACCAGGACGTGTTTACCATCCGCGATCTCCAGCCAGACATTGACCGCATTAACCGGTTCGGCGACGCGCTGAGCGCCTTGCGGGAGCGGGGCGCCGATAAGGGCCTGCTCAATGAGATTCTGGGTATGGGCGTGGAGGACGGTACCAAATTCGCCGAAGATTTGCTCAACAGATCGCTGGGTGAATTTGAAGCATACCAGCGTCAATGGCAAGCAAAAAACGAGGCCGCCGCGCGGGTGGCCCGTGAGTTCTTTGCCGATGAATACGCGCAACTCAGCGCTGAATACAATGATAAATTGGCCAACATGCACGATGAGCTGCAACGCGCCATACATGAGCTGGAGAATCCCGATCAGGCGTTCCGCATCGGCGCGGAGAACTTGGCGAGCATGATTGAGGGCGCGGAGAGCCAGCGGGCGGCGTTGGCCGCGAAATACAAAAGCCTGGCACAGGCCGCGCTGGATTCGTGGAAAAAGGAGATGCAGCAGGCGTCCCCTTCCAAGAGGATGATGGAGGCCGGAGTGTTTGACATCATGGGCGTCATTCAAGGCGTATTGAGCAAGAAGGCCGATCTGGAAGACGCATACGGCCAAGCGGCTAAAGCGTCGATTGACGCCTTCTATCTCGCCATGCCAAACGACCCGATCAGTCTCACTTGGCCAGCGGTACCCGCCGCGGAGTCAGCGGACGGGGCGGGTGGGTTCAGTATTACCCAGAATATCTACACGCCGCAGTACGACTACGCTGAGCAGCAACTGGCGGCAGCCCGGGAATTCCGGCAGATCGCGAGGCAAATGGCTTAACAGCTCAATTTGTACAATGTGTATTGATTAAGGGAAACACCCTCTTTTTCAGCTTCTATCGTAAGTTTGGCATGTAACGATTTCGGGAGCCGAAGAACAAATTTACCACTGAATTTGGCGCTGTCAAATGGAGTAGGGACAGAAAATCCACTCTCAAGTTTGGTTTCTATCCACCCTTCCATAGCCTCATAGATATTTGCAAAGGCTTCCTCCAGTGTTTCACCGTCACTCATACACCCATCGAATTCTTGGACTGTCGCGAAGTAGTATTCGCCGCTTTCATCCTTAACATGCCGGATAACAATGTTATAGGGTAATTCTAAATAATCCTTGATATTCATACTTTCGCCTCCTGTTCATTATTCGCCTATTCGTTCAAGCAATTCATTAATATAGGATATCTTCAAAGGGTCTTTCAAGGTTATCAAATCGCCTTGCTTGTTAATATAGTGCCTGTGCGAACCTTTTTGCCTGTTAAAGAAATACCCAAAAGCCGCGAGAACTTTTTCGGCTTCCGCTAATCTGATTCCGCGTGGTTGGTTTTTCATTTTCTCGATTATCTTTTTCACATCGGCCACAATGTATCACCCTCTCCATGTAAATAGTATCACATATAGTACCACAAGTCAAGTGGAAATAATTGAAGGACGATAACCATGCTAGAAAAACTAACCTATACCAACGCCAACGGTGAGGCGGTGGAGTTCTCCCATCGCAGCTTGTATCATACCAACCGCGTTACCGGCATTTCGGATACGCGCAATAAGATATTTACCATCCAGTCGATGGGGCAGGACGGCGACACTCACGTCGGTGAACGCGTCGACCGGCGGGAAATCACTATCGTCGGGAAAATTCGTGAGCAGGATAAGGCCAAATCTTTTACGCTGCGCCGGCAGATGGCGCGTGTAATGAACCCGCACCTAGCCGCGACGCTGACTTACCAATTTGGTGACATTGTGCGTGTGATCGACTGCGTGGCAAACAACGCGCCCAAATTTTCCCGGACGGCTGTGTTTTTGAATTATGAAGTGAATCTCACCTGTCCCAACCCGTTCTGGCGGGACGTAAAAGAGAGCGTGGAACAGATCGCCGAGTGGATACCGCTGTGGGAATTCCCCTTTGAGATTCCCATGGACACCGGTATGGAGTTCGGATACCGCGCCCCGTCGCTGATCGCTACGGCGGTCAACCGTGGCGACGTGAAATCAGGGATGCGCGTGGAGTTCCGTGCCGTCGGGCCGCTGACAGACCCAAGCCTGCTGGATATCAACACGCGGGAATTTATCAAGCTCAATTGCGAGATGGCCGCGGGGGACGTGATCACGGTGACCACCTACTATGGGCGCAAAAGCGTCCGGCTCCGACGCGGCGGCGCGGAGACAGACGCTTTCCATCTGCTTGACCCGGACAGCACCTATTTGATGCTGGACATCGGGGCCAACCAGTACCGCTTCGACGCCGGAACAAACCTGGACAACCTGGAGGTTACGATTTACCACAACAATTCGTATTTGAGCGTTTGATTGTATAAGGAGCGATCCACATGGCACAGCAAATAAGCAGCCTAGCCGTTGGCGCAAAGGTAAGAGATCCAAACTCAAAGATTTTCAATGTACCGATCATTTGGAAGATAGCGGACAAAAATCACTCCGGTTACCCTGCAAACTCTGTGACGTTGATTGCGGAAAGAAGCCTTGCACTTCGCGCTTTCGATGCGATGGAACCGAGTAACAATAACGAAAACCGCCGAAACGCCGGTAATAACCGTTATTTGCATTCCAATATTAGACAATGGCTCAACTCAGAGGCAGATGCGGGTTTATGGTATACGGCACAGCATAATGCAGACACACCGCCGATAGCAGATAACCTATGGAAGGTCTCAGGCATTGGAATTAACCCATATGACATGAAAGCTGGTTTCATTAGCGCGTTTTCGTTGGGTTTAAAGGCCGCTCTTATGTCCACAACCTTGATTGTTGCTCGCAACACAGTAACAGACGGCGGCGGAAGTGAAACAGTTACAGAGAAAGTGTTTTTAGCTTCCGTCACCGAGGTTGGGCTTCTAAATGTAAACGGCATCGCTGAGGGCGTTTTGCTCCCGCTGTTTTCGGGCGGCCAAGCGGCGCGGGTAGCACAAGTAACAACAGAAGGTATCGCGGACAGCAATTACACAAGTCCCGCAAACAATACAGTTGCTTGGAATTGGTGGCTTCGCTCTCCCGATCCGGTGAGTTCGCAGCGTTCACGTCAAGTCGAACCCAATGGGACGGAGAACTCATATGCCGCGTATAGCGGTATGCAAAGTGTCCGCCCACTTTGCAACATTCCCTCCACAACTTTGGTATCCGATACGGTGGACGGCGACGGATGTTACACGCTCATATTCAACCAACCGCCTACCACCCCGCCGAGTATAACCCCGCCCACCAGCGTGACAAGCGGACAAACCGCCCGCGTGCAGTGGGAGGCCTCGACTGATCCGGACGGGGACGCTATCACCTATGTGCTGGAACGCGGTTATAACGACGGCGGGTATATGCAAGTGTACAGCGGGCCGGAGCTTTTTTACAGCGATTCAATCACCGCCGAAATGAACACGGTGACATGGCGCGTGAAGGCGCGTGACACCTTTGGAAACGAGAGCGAATGGCAGACATCGGCCACGATCACGGTAAAACACCTCAAACCACCCGCCGTTATCCCCAGCGCGAATATACTTCTTACCGTCTACGACCCCAAAACCCTCACGCCCATTGGCCTCTTAGAAGAAATAACATCCCTGCTTTGGACACGTCGGTACTGGGCTGTTGGTGAGTTCAAACTGCTGCTTCCTTACACTGAGCACCACGCTCAAATTGTAAAGAACGGCCGGCTTATTGGCAAGCGTGGAGATAAGGAACTGGGCGAGATTCGCTATATATCGATTCGCAGGAACGCGTGGGGTATGGAAGAAATCGAAGCGCAGGGCAAATTTCTTACTAATTGGCTGGATAAACGCATGGTGTGGAGCAGGTTTATGGCGGAAGACAACACGCAAAATATCTTACATACTTTGGTAAATCAGAATGCCATTAACCCCGGAAAGAGTGATCGTATCATTCCCAACCTTTATTCCGCCGGGAACGAGCCGCCCACCGGCGCAGGTGTTATTTCCTTCGCCGCTGAACAATATAAGTCCCTGCTCAAAACGTGCGAGGACGCGGCCAGGGCTGCCATGCTGGGTTTCCGTATTGAGACTGACATACGCGCCAAACGGCACTATTTCCTGGTGTACAAGGGCATAGATCACGCTGCCGGGCAAACAGAAAACATGCCGTGCGTATTCAGTCCTGAGTTTGACAATGTGTTGGAGCAGTCATTTACGCAAAGTGTGGAAAATGTCCGCACGTTTGCGATTGTCGGCGGGTTCGCGCCCAGGGACGCGCCGTGTCAAATGGCCGAAGCCGGAGGCGGGGCCGGTCTTGACAGGAGCGAAATCTATGTCGACGGCTCAGATGTGGACCGGCAGACATGGGATGTCCCGCCGGGCACTACCTACGAGGATTTGCTCGCCAGGCGCGGACAGATCGAGCTTGAGAAATATGCCGAAAGTCTCAACTTCACCAGCAAGATTGACCTGAACGTGACGCCGCGCTATAAGATTGACTTCGATGTGGGCGACCGGGTGACCTGCGTCAACCGGCGCTGGGGTGTTTCTATCAATTCCCGCGTGACCGAGGTGATTGAGACTTATCAGCAGGGCAAAGTTGAGCTGAATGTGACGTTCGGTGTCAGTTTGCCGACGCTGTTCGATATGTTTCGGTAATGTTTACGCAACGCGCTTTGAAACAAAACTAACTTAGGGGGTTATCACTTTGTCAAAACCAGTCAATATGTCGCCGTTCAACGGTGTGTTCTATGATAAAGCCGGCAACTTGCATGATCTGACAGAATTGAAATTCGGCGGCGGCAATGGCGGCGGGGGGAAACCGGATACCGATCCTTTGATTGATCCGGCGGTGCTTGATGGTGTTTTTGGAGACGGGGTTTTTGACGCCGAACAGGTGACAATAACGCCATTTGGGACAACGTTGTTAGGTACCGAACTGTATAACGGCGGTGTATACGTCGAAGACGGGAAAGTTGTAGTGATTCCGTTCCAGGCAAACAATTGTATGCTTATCGATGTGAATGCTCTGACTACAACGACTTTTGGTACGTATATGTCTGGTTCAGTCAAATTCGTAGGTGGCGTATATGTAGGCGATGGTAAAGTTGTGGCGATTCTACACAGTGCAAGCCAACCAGCGTTGATCAATGTAAATACCCTAACGATAGCACCGTTTGGAGCAGTAACTTCGGCAAGCAATAAATATTATGGTGGTGTATATATAGGTAACGGGAAAGTTGTGGCGATTCCGTCCAGGGCAATCCAGCCTGCGCTGATTGATGTGAACGCTTTGACGATAACGCCGTTTGGAGCAATGATTGGGGGTAGTGCTCAGTATTATGGCGGCGTATATGTAGGCGATGGTAAAGTTGTGGCGATTCCGTACAGTGCAAGCCAATTCGCGTTGATCAATGTAAATACCCTAACGATAGCACCGTTTGGAGCAGTAAATTCGGCAAGCAATAAATATTATGGTGGTGTATATATAGGTAACGGGAAAGTTGTGGCGATTCCGTACAGTGCAAGCCAACCTGCCTTGATCGATGCAAATGCCCTAACGATAACACCGTTTGGCTTAGAAAATTCGGCAAGCGGTAAATATTATGGTGGTGTATATATAGGTAACGGGAAAGTTGTGGCGATTCCGTACAATGCAAGCCAACCTGCGCTAATTGACGCCAACGCTTTAACAATAACACCGTTTGGAGCAGAGATTGGGGGCAATGCCGCATATGCAAGTGGTGTATATGCCGGTAACGGCAAGATTGTGGCAATTCCGTACCACGCAAGCCAACCCGCGCTGATTGACCTCGGCCCCAGTTACCGCCCGGCGAAACCACTCAGCGAGGCCGCGCTGCTTAGCGCCTGGTTCAACAAACTCTAATTCAAAACCCAGAGGGGGTATCAATAAATGGCGAACAATATGTCGCCCTTCTACGGCGTATTTCTTGACAAAGACGGCAATGAACATGATTTGTGGGAGACGGTGTCCGGCAGCGGCGCGGCCAGCATACCGGGCGCGGTTGTGGACTACAACGCGCTCATAAACAAGCCGCAAATTGATGGCGTGACATTGGCCGGAGGGAACAACACGCCGGAGGGCCTGAAGTTGTCGTATACCCACATTCAAGACACGCCGGCAGCAGTGTGGTACATAGCCCACGCTCTCAACAGCCCATCCGCGACTGTCTATTCCGTGAACACGGCGGGCGAGCAGATCGTGGGGGAAATCGACACGGCCCTGCGCACGGCC